GGATAATCTTGGATTACTATGGATGAAAAATAGAACAGAAACATCTAACCATTGTTTATTTGATAGTGTCAGAGGTGGACATTATACATCAGCTCCTGGACCAATTTTAAGATCAAATGGTACTACTCAAGCTGGTGGCTCTGATATAACTTCTACTTATGGTATAACTTTTGGATCATCATCTTCAACTATTGGTTCTGATGGTGGTGGATATAATTATAACCAAAACTCAAAAAGTTATGTGGGTTGGCAATGGAGAGCAAATGGTACAGGTTCAGCTAATACAGATGGAGATATAAACTCTACTGTATCTGCAAATACAACAAGTGGATTTAGTATTGTGTCTTATACAGGTAATGGTTCAAATGACCAAACAGTTGGACACGGTTTAGGTGCAAGACCAACTGCTTGGTTTATAAAGAGATTAGATACTGCAACTGATGATTGGATTGTATACCATCAAGGATTGGGAGCGACTCAATCTGCAGATTGGTATGATGATACTTATATGTATTTAAATTCAAATAGTGCAAAAATGGGTTCAGTTAATGCAGGAACAGGTAATCCAACTACTTCTGTATTTTATGTAGGAAGTGATAATAAAACAAACGCAAGTGGAAATAAATATATAGCTTATGTCTTTGTAGAGAAAACTGGTTATAGTAAGTTTGGTCATTATGTTGGTAATGGAAATGCAGATGGGCCATTTTGCTTCACGGGGATGAAACCCTCTTTTCTTTTGATTAAACCATCTTCTTATTCAAACTCATGGTTAATGTTGGATAATAAAAGACCTGGATTTAATATTACAAACGATAGACTAGAAGCAGATGGAAATGCTGCTGAAAATGATAGTTTAGATTATGTAGATCTTTTATCAAATGGTTTTAAAATTAGAACAAGTAATGCACATCCTAATACAAATACTGGTACATTAATTTACATGGCCTTTGGCCAAAGCATAGTTGGTAGTAATAATATTCCGGCGACGGCAAGGTAGCCCGCCATGTACTTTGGCGCAACACCCTTCGCCTCAGCTGCATTTTCAGATGTAGGCTTTAATCCCAACGCATTCGTCAATGTTGTTGGTAATAGATTAAATTTAACAATTGGTAACTCTACAATATCCGGAGATGCCAGTCTTTCAGTAACAGGTAATAGAGTAAACATAGGCACAAGTGATGTGACTATTGTTGCTAAAGCTAGAGAAGTTCTTACAGGTCAAAGATTAAATCTTGCTATAGGTAATGCTGAAGCTTCTATTGGCAAAGATGTTCCGGTAACAGGGAACAGGGTTAATTTATCAAAAGGTAGTGTAACTGTAACCGCAGGATCTAGACCACCTATAGTAGGAAATAGATATAATATTGGTACAAGTGATGTAACAATAATAGGTGAGTGTAATTTATCAGTAACAGGTAATGGTTTTGAGCTTGCTTTGGGTGATGTTACAGCTAAGGCAAATGCTACAGCTATTGTCACTGGAAAACGAGTAAACATATCTACTAGTAATGTAACAATTATAGCTAAAGCAAAAGCGTTACCATCTGGTAATAGACTAAACGTAGATACTTCTGATATAACACTTAGAATGTGGGAAGCTGTTCCTACTAACGCAACTCAAACTTGGCAACGAACGGGACCATAATATGTTTTTTGGAGCAACTTCATTTTCGGCTACAACTTTTGCTGGCGTAGGTATTCAGAATGTAGTAGTACTAGCGAGCGGTAAAAGAATCAATGTTTCTGTAGGTAATACTACAGTAGGGTTTGGAACAACAGTTACAGGTAACAGATTTAACCTTGCAAGTGGTAGTGTTTCTGTGATATCATGGAACCCGATAGATCCAAACGCAACAGGGGTGTGGGTCCCTATAGATCCATTGAACCCATAGGAGAAATATGGCATCAAGTACGTCAAGTGATTTAAAACTAGAACTAATAACAACAGGTGAAAAGTCAGGTACCTGGGGTACAATTACAAATACAAACCTGCAAATATTAGAACAAGCAGCAAGTGGGTATATATCTGTTGATGTAGCAGCAAGTGATGTTGCTTTAGCATTGTCAAACCATGCTGTATCAAATGGTAAAAATTTATATTTTAAACTAACAGGAACTCTTGCAGCTAACAGAACTGTTACTATGCCAGATTCTGCAGAAAGAGTTTTTATTGTAGAAGATGCAACAGCTAGATCAGCAAGTAATTACACACTAACAATTAAAACTGTATCAGGGACCGGGATAGCTTTACCTATAGGTTCTAAATCTTTAGTATACTCAGATGGTACAAATGTAAACAAAGGTCTTATTAACAAAGGTTATTATACAATACCTGGAGCTTATACAGCAGTAGATGGCGACCAACTATTAGTAAATACTTCTTCAAGTGGTATCAATAGTTCTGTAACAGTTACACTACCTGCATCACCAGCTATAGGTAATGAAGTACATTTTATAGATAGCGGAAATTTCTTTGCATCAAACAATCTCACTATTTCTAGAAACGGTTCAAACATATTAGGGTCAGCTTCTAACTTAGTTGTTAATACAAATAGCGCAGCTTTTACTTTGGTATTTGTTAATGCAACAAGAGGCTGGATCTATAAAGATAAAATATAGGGGCTACTGAATGGCTCTAATTGAGTATAAATTTCTTCCAGGGATCGATAAACAATCTTCGGATGTTGGAGCAGAAAACCGTTGGGTTGATTCTGACAATGTAAGATTTAGGTACGGCTTACCAGAAAAAGTTGGTGGCTGGTCTTCTTTAATTACTGATACAATGGTAGGTGTAGCAAGAGCTATGCATGCTTTTACAGATTTGTCAGGTAATAGATACGTTGCGATAGGAACAGATAAATTTTTACTTATATATTTTGAAGGTCAACTTTATGATATTACACCTCTTAAGACTACACTAACCTCTGCAACAATTGCTACAACAAATGGTCAACCTACTTGCACAATTACAAAAGCAGGTCATGGATTATCTGTTGGTGATATTGTACAATTAGATAGTGTTACATTACCAGGTGGTACAGGTTTTACTGATGCACAGTTTGAAGATAAAAACTTTCAAGTAATCAGTGTTCCAACAACAGGTACATTTACAATTAATCAAGCTAGTAATGCAAGTGGCACTGTATCAGCAGGTGGTAGTTTAAGTATTAAACCATACGAACCAGTTGGACCAAGAGCACAAACATATGGTTATGGTTGGGGTGTAGCGAGTTACGGCAATGGTGGTTGGGGACAAGCTGCAGCTGCATCAACTGTTTCACTAGAACCAGGTCTTTGGTCATTAGATAATTTTGGAGAAGTCTTAATTGCAACTATTGCAAATGGTAAAACTTTTACATGGAATGGTGGAGCAGCATCTCCATTAGGTAACAGGTCTTCTACTACAACAACTAACTTTCAAACTAATAATAACCCAACATCAAGTCGTATGACATTGATTTCACCAACAACACGTCACTTAATACATCTTGCAACAGAAACAACTATCGGTGATTCAACAACACAAGATGATATGTTTATTAGATTTTCTGATCAAGAAGGTATTAATACTTATGCACCTACTGCAATAAACTCAGCAGGTACACAAAGACTACAAGACGGTACAAAAATTATGGGAGCATTGAAAGCTAAGGAGACAATCTTGATATGGACTGACAACGCTTTATACACAATGAAGTTTGTCGGTGCACCATTTACATTTGGTTTTGAACAAGTTGGAACTAACTGTGGATTAATTGGTAAAAACTCTGCAGTTGAAATAGATGGTGTTGCTTATTGGATGTCACCTAAAGGTTTCTTTGCATTTGATGGTACAGTTAAATCTATACCATGCACTGTAGAAGATCATGTATTTGAGAATATTGATACAACAAAAGGTCAACAAATAAACGCAGGATTAAATAATTTATTTACAGAAGTTGTTTGGTATTATCCATCTGCAGGTTCAGATTATAATGATAAGTATGTTGTATTTAATTTTGGTGAGTCAGCCCTAACAAGAGTTCCAGGAGGTGTTTGGTACACAGGAACAGAAGCAAGAACGAGTTGGGTAGATGCAACTATATATCCAAAACCTTTTGCAACTAAATATAGTTCTACATCTACAGGAACTTTTCCTGCAATAATAGGTGAGACAGGTCTTGGACAAACAACATTGTTTGAACATGAAGTAGGTACAGATCAAGTAAATCCAAATGGTACAACAACATCTGTTACATCATTTATTAAATCATATGATATAGACCTAGAACAAAAAGGTAAAACAGCTATATCACCTGCACTTGCTGGAGATGCATTTTTAGCTATGAGAAGATTTGTACCAGATTTCAAGGCACTGCAAGGTAATGCAAAAGTAAGTCTTGGTGTAAAAAGGTATCCACAAGACACACAAGTGACCACAGCATTAAGTCCATTTACAATAACATCATCTACTCTTAAAAAAGATACAAGAGCTAGAGGTAGATTTGTAAATATAAAAATAGAAAATGATACAGCTAGTGAATCATGGAGATTTGGTACACTTAGACTAGATCTACAACCAGATGGTAGAAGATAATGGCAAAGATTAGCATAAGATTACCAGAACCAAAAGAAGAATATGATGTATCAAACCAAAAACAAATTAACAGAGCTTTAACTATTATGAAGGATCAATTAAATTCTACATTTTTAGATGAAGTCAAACAGGAGCAGGAACGAGTGTCCTGGTTTATAGGTGGCTAACGTATTTACAAACGCAAAAAAAGACTTAACAACTAATGGGGAAACTGTAGTATATACGGTGCCCGCATCAACAACTGGTATAATAAAATCAATAATCGTATCTGAGGACTCGGGGAACGCGGATACTGTAACTTTGACCTTGACAGATGCATCTTCAAATGTATTTAGTTTATATAAAACTAAAGCTGTATCTGCTAATGAGACAATAGAATTACTTTCTCAGCCTATAATACTGCAAGAAAGTGAGGTAATTAAAGCAACTGCGGCCACAGGAAATAGATTACATATTCTACTTTCTGTGCTACAAATAAACAGGGAATAACATATGGCATTTAAAGAAGAAGGATCAGTAGAATACATTGAAGTAGACGGTAAAAAAGTACCGGTTGTTAAATGTGAAGCTGAAATAGTATTAAGAAATACTGTAACAAACACAGAATATAATTCAGATCAAGA